GAAACCAGAAATTAAATTAGTAAGTGTTACTCCTGATGCGGAGAAGCACATGGGATATGTTGCTCGCGTTAGCAACCCCAAGAACCAGGACAATGATAAGTTCGCTGGTCTTCTTAAGTACTGCATCAAACACGGGCACTGGAGCGTCTTTGAGCAGGCATTCATGACCGTTGAGATCAATACTACCAGAGGATTGGCTGCACAGATTCTAAGGCACCGTTCCTTTACCTTCCAGGAGTTCTCACAGCGGTATGCTGATGCTTCTATGTTGGATGATATTATACCTATTCCTGAGTTGCGTAGACAGGATACAAAGAATCGTCAGAATTCTATTGATGATTTGGATGTTAAACTTGTACGTGATTATCGTATAGGAATTCAAAAACATTTTGATAATGCCATGTGGTTGTATAAAGATATGTTAGATAATGGTGTAGCAAAAGAATGTGCGCGGTTTGTGCTTCCTCTTGCTACACCTACAAGACTTTATATGACAGGATCAGTAAGGTCATGGATACATTATATTGATTTGCGATCTGCACACGGAACACAGAAAGAGCATATGGATATTGCAGAAGGAGTTCGTTGCATCTTTGGTTGTCAGTTTCCTACTGTTGCTGAAGCACTTGGATGGAAACTTAATGGTAGGTGTCCTGGGTGTGATGACGCCCCATCAATTCTTATTGAATAAATATTTTTATCTATTATTATACGCAAATGCCAACATACCCCGTGAAACACCTAGAAACAGGTGAACAAAAAGAACTTTCTATGTCTATGGTAGAATATAGTGAGTGGAGAAAAGAGAATCCTGATTGGGATAAAGATTGGATGGCAGGAGTTGCTGGCGTTGGAGAGGTGGGAGAATGTTATGATAAACTTATGAAGTCGCATCCAGGATGGAATGATGTACTTCATAAGGTATCTAAAGCTCCTAGATCTAATGTAAGACCTATTTAAGTATGCCAAGAAAGAAAAAGACAGATCAACCAATAGGGGTTGGGCTCACAGTTAAGCAGATGAAGAGAAAGAAACCAATTAATGCCGATATGTTGAGAGTTATTGAACCTCTCACAACAAATCAACAAATTTTATTTAATGCCTATGCAGAGAATAAGAATTTGGTTGCTTATGGATGTGCCGGTACTGGTAAAACATTTATTACACTCTATAATGCACTTAGAGATGTCTTGGATCAAGAAACTCCTTACGAAAAGATTTATATTGTTAGGAGTCTTGTTGCTACTAGGGAAATTGGCTTCCTTCCTGGCGATCATGAAGATAAGTCCACTCTTTATCAAATTCCTTACAAGGCCATGGTAAAGTATATGTTCCAGATGCCTTCTGAAGCAGACTTTGAAATGCTGTATGGTAATTTGAAAGCACAGGATACTATTGACTTTTGGAGCACCTCATTTATTAGAGGAACAACCTTTGATAAATCAATTATTATAGTTGATGAATACCAAAACTTGAATTATCACGAACTTGATAGTATAATGACAAGAGTTGGTCAAGACTCTAAGATTATGTTTTGTGGGGATGCTTCCCAATCAGATCTTGTTAAAACCAATGAAAGAAATGGTATCATGGATTTTATGAGAATTTTACGTCTTATGCCATCTGTTGATGTTGTTGAATTTGGAGTAGAAGATATTGTTCGCTCTGGATTAGTCAAAGAATACATTATTGCTAAATTGGAACTTGGTTTATGACCTTTACTCATTGTAATTTTTTAGGTGACATTGAACTTGTTAAAAAAGAGACTCCCGGTTGTAGATTATATCAACTCCCTGATGGTAATTGGGTTCCTTCTATCACTTCGGTTACCAGCTTTTATAATAGGGATATTTTCATTAAGTGGAGAAAGAGAATTGGCCTTGAGGAGGCGAACCGCATTACGAAGAAAGCAACCTCGCGTGGTACTGATTTCCATGAAGCGGCCCAAGCGTATTTGATGAACTTGGAGATGGATTGGGAGGAATTTAAACCTCTTACCAAATTTATGTTTCATCATGCTAAGCCATATTTGGATAAGATAAATAACATACACGCTATAGAAAGAACTTTATACTCAGAATACCTTGGTCTTGCGGGTAGAGTTGATTGTATTGCGGAATATGAAGGCGAGTTAGCAGTAATAGACTTTAAAACATCTGAAAAGATTAAACCTGAGAAGTGGATGGAAAACTATTTCGTTCAGGAAACTTTTTATGCTGCTGCTTACTATGAATTAACTGAAATCCCTGTTAAAAAACTTATTACTATTATGGTAACTCCTGGTGGTGAAGTAGAAGTATTTGACAAAAGGAACAAAGGGGACTATATTAAGTTATTAGTAAGATATATTAAAGAATTTGTATCTAACCGTACTGGGACAGAGAATGCCTGAAAATGAACTAGAAAAGGTAATGGAGAGCAAGTTCTTTTGTCCTGCTCGTTTTGCACAAGAAATAGAATCTCTTGTTCAAGTTAATATTGAGATGAATTATATTGATGCTATCATTCACTTTTGTGAGAAGAATAGTATTGATGTTGAATCAGTACCTAAACTTATATCTAAACCATTGAAAGAGAAGATTAAGTATGAAGCACAAGAGCTTAACTTTTTAAAGCGTAGTTCCCGTGCAAAACTTCCTATCTGAGGGGAAATTCGACTTTTTATTCCAAAAAAGGGCGCAAAAAAAGTCCAGTAAAAAAATCGTTCTATTACTTTTTTTGAAATGAAAGACATAATGTCTATGACAAGATTACGGGAAGGATGTCCTGTATTGCAATTTGATATTCCTAGACCTATAATGGGAGAATTGAGGCAATGGGTAGATTATAGTAAAAAGACTATGAGGCACCCATTAGCAGAATTGAAATCCCATGAGAATGTGGGATATCTGGCTATGGATGGAAAAAGGCATAATTCGTATCAATGTTCTATTCTTCCTTCTATGATTGAAGAGTCATATTGGTTAGCATGGGTATTAAGGTTAACTGCAAGTTATTGGGGAATGGGGGCAATGCATCGTGAATTTTCTTTGAGGAAATGGAACGGGCATTTTGACTCATATGATCTTTGGACCAATTTTGCATATAAGGGAGATGATAACCCATCACACAATCATGCAGGTTTTGTATCAGGTGTGATGTACTATAAGAATCATAATCATCCTACTACATTTGATGAGTTTGATTTATCATATGAAGGTAAAAATGGGACAATGCTTATGTGGCCCAGTCAGTGTATACATCATGTAGAAGAACAAACTGTAGATAAAGAAAGAATAACGCTGGCCTTTAATATAATAAAGGGACAATCAACTATAATTGAGCAAAAATAATGCCTTCTAAATCTGAATTAATGCACTATCGCCTTCAAGCAATAATAAGAGAGGATGATGGTTTAGATATTGAGTATCTTGGTGATCGTGTAAGTTATAAGACAGGTGATATGGTGCCTTGGTATCGTTTAGGAAATGCAGAAGTTCCTGTGGATGCTATTGGAGAATTGGAATGTGTAGAAGAAGAGGAGTGAATGTTGGCATTTGATGCATATAAGTGCTACCTTGCGATGAAGAATCATTTTACTAAAGATAACTATGATTATCAGAAGTATCGTGGTAGGGTTAGAGCAACGAATACAGCCTTCTATAAACGACGCGACAGATTTTGGTTTGAGAAGTTTGCACGTCAGAAGAATGATAAAGAAATAGAAGAGTTTTTTGTATCTAATTTTGTAAGCACTACTGACCCAGAAACAATGTGGATTGGTGAAATGATCAAAGAAGGTGAAAATCGCTATATTGATTGGAAAAAGAAAATTCAGTCACTTTCGTATATTTTTAAAGAAGAGGCAAATTCTCTTTTTGAGGAAAATAATGTAAATGAGGTATTTGATTGTTCTAGTGGACATCCACTTATTTTAAAGAGTTATTTGGGTGGGAAGATTTCACTTGAAACACTGGTAATATGTGATAGAATATTTGAATATAGGGAGGATTTTGATAAAAAACTACAAGATCCAGTTTGGGAAATTGTTAGTAGAAAAATTAGGAAGTATAGACCCTGGATAAATATAGATGTACCAATCTACAAAAAAATTCTACAAAAAATTATCTTATGAGTGAATTTTTCCGATCCGAAGTTGTTCGTGCAGAGATGGCTGAGATTAGTGAACTCCAAGAGGAGGTTTATAATAATGTCTTTAAATTTCCATCAATGCCAAAAGAAGACCAGCAGTATCATGTTGGAATTTTGGAACGACTTATTGAAAAACAAAAGATTCTTTATACTCGTTTGAGTTTATCTGATGATCCTGAAGCACAAAAAATGAAGGAGAATATTACCCAGTCTGCTGCAGAGTTGGGTCTTCCTCAAGATGTTGATATGAATGTTATTTTTAATAATATGACTCGTGCGTTGGAACTTATGAAACAACAGATTGACAAAGGGCAATTTAACCTGTAGAATAACAGAGTACACACAAGCCAAATCTCAAAAAATCCGAGGTAATCTAATGTCTTTTTCAGACTTAAAGAAGCAATCTTCTCTTGGTTCGCTGACCCAGAAACTGGTCAAGGAAGTAGAGAAGATGAGTTCAAATACCAATGCCGATGACCGTCTCTGGAAACCAGAGGTAGACAAAGTTGGTAATGGTTATGCCGTTATTCGATTTCTACCTGCTCCTGATGGAGAGGATATTCCATGGGCAAAGATGTATTCACATGCATTTCAAGGTCCTGGTGGATGGTATATCGAAAACTCACTTACTACAACTGGTGGTAAGGATCCTGTATCAGAGCACAATCGTGAACTCTGGAACAGTGGTAATGAATCCGATAAGGATGTTGTTCGTAAGCAGAAGCGTAAGCTTTCCTATTATGCAAACATCTATGTTGTAAAAGATCCTACTAATCCTCAAAATGAGGGTGGTGTATTTCTTTACAAGTTCGGTAAGAAAATCTTTGACAAGGTTATGGAAGCAATGCAACCTGAGTTTGAGGATGAGACTCCAATCAATCCTTTTGACTTCTGGCAGGGTGCAAACTTCAAGTTGAAGATTGTTAAGAAGGATGGATACTGGAACTATGATAAGTCAGAGTTCGATGTAGTATCACCACTTCTTGAAGATGATGATGCACTAGAAGCACTGT